GATAGGGTGGCTAAAGAACGGTATTAATGTTCTTTCTTCAAGTCCAGGCGGGTACCGAACCCGTTTGACGAATGAAGGACTCCCGTGCCTGCTTTTCAGCAACCACAGCACGAAGTTTCCTATAACGTTGACCTGTAAGTTTAGATCTAATAGGATAAGGACGCCGCTCATCGCGGATCCACCTCATAGATCGAGACTCCGATGTATCGTCGTAGCGTTTTTGCGCGATATCGTTAGGGAGAATGTCCCAGATTCGGAAGAATCTGTCAAGATATTCCCCGGATATCGTCGTATCGACACTGTCGACTGATTCATCATCAGATGAACGGAGCGTGTCCCAGTAGTATGCGATTTGTTTGAGAACAAATCGATCTCTAGGATGAGCTTTAAGGAAATCGAACCTAATCGAAAGATTCTCATTGTAAGAGATCTTCGACCAAAATGAGTTGTTATCCATTTTGGGTTCATGAACTTTTACTCCTGAATAATCAGGAAACGAAGGAGGTACTTGTAAGATTTGCGGGCTAACCCGCAGCACTTCAGAATAAAGAAATTCCAATGTACCCGGAATTTCTTCTTCAGACCACCTAAGTAAAAGTCCATTGATCGTTTTGTACAATAAGCTATTGTACAGCCGTGAGGACAGGAGTTGATGGGAACCTTCCGGTTGGAAGGGTCTGACATCAATGCCGCAGTAGCAATCGCTGCCGCAGCTCTCTCGAAACTCTTCAAAGACGAACGTCTTATCGGAGTTAAGAATAAAGCCAAGATCTTCGAAAATGGATTTGACATAATTATGCATCCTTTTGGGATATATAAGGTCATCTCCATATACCGAGATCTTGCCCTTACACCCTGAGAGTTTCTCTATACCCTTGAGTAGGGCGTAGAAGCAAAGAGTCTGAAGCTGGAAAGTAAAACCAATGCCCATTGTCATAAAAGATTCAAGATGATAAGTTTTCTTTTTAATCTTGACTCTTTTGATGCGACCGAAGTTAATTTTATTAAACCAAGGCCGTGGAAGTAATCGGTTTATCAGCTCCACAGTGAAAGAGTCCGAAGCAGCAGAAAGATCAGCTGTAACGTGACTCCTGGTACGTGAGTACCTTTTTACGTATCCCTTATGTCTCTCTTGGAGAGACGGGATGTGTAAACCCACTTTGGATAAACGTTTTTCAATCATCTTACCCAAACCATAGGTGTAGAAACTACCTATAGTTGTATTAGGCATGATAGATCGAAGAGATTTATAACTCTTCGGAACATTCGTCAAGGTTAGTTCATTACATAGCGCAAACGAAGGCTCTGAATCTGAGCACATCTGTATTGCTTCTCGGAGGATTTTATCCTCCTTGAGATGGTCGGAAAACCATCCTATGTGGTCCGCAGAGCCTGTAATTGGGCCGGCAAGGCGTACATCTAAATAAGACATACTAGCTGGACAACCCACAGACGCGCGCTTTCCAAATTTGCATCTTTCGTGATGTTCTTTCTCGTCGAAGTCACCAAGGATTTCCTTAATGATAAGACGTGCTTCGTGTAAAACACTAAAAGCACGGAAAGAAAGCTTCTTTTTGGAAGCTATCCTAACCTGAGTAGAGAGAAACTTGTCACAAGTTATCTTTTCCAACTCAGCGTTAGTATATACATCAGATGCAAAGCGATACCTTTTGAACAAATTATCCATTTGATATCTCGCCTTGAAATAATAATAAGGTGAGAGGAAGTATGTTTTTACTTCTCTATTACGATACGAAGCAACTCCTTTATCAAAAAGAGCTTCTTCTGTAGCGTAGAAATCAAATGAAGATAAGTTAGTTCTAAGGTCCCGAACTAACCACTTAAAGACGCCTTGCATTAAGACGTCAGTATCGAAAGAAGGTTTTCTTTCAACTTTTAACATGGATGGCTCCAAAGTTAATTTTGACCCCTATAGAAGGGTTAGGTTAGTCGATGGATCCAGTATACCAGAAGCTCGTGAAATCCGAGTCAATGATACACTGAGCAGCCCAGATCTTAAGTTTATCGATCTCGGCTTGCGTCATTTCCGGAAAATCCTCAAGTTCAAGCCGGAAACAGGGAAACCCCTGTTTTCCATTGGCGAGAACCTTCGGAACGGTAATAGTCATCGAACGACGACCTTTTCCGTATGTTCCGTCGCTCTGAAGAGCGGGATTGCGGTTACGAGCTGAAATATTCGGACGGACACGGTAATCCGTGACACTAGCATCAATAAGATGCACGCCGTTTACAATCAGCTGTCCATCAGTAGTCAAAGACTTAGATGTACCGCCAGTAGCGCTTATGGTAGCGCCATCCAGGATGGTTGCGTTTCGCAGGGCCATTTTGTTACCTTTTCTTATTTGGCAATTGTTGCCAGATTAATGAGAATGAGTCAATGTATCTGTTAAGATTCATCCAACTCACGTTTACCATCGGATACGATGGTATGGGGGTATTGATTACTCGTAACACTTGTTCCTGCTTTTGGACATGTGTCGAGTAACAGGGCACCCACCAACGAAAATCTGAGTAGCTACTCATCTTATTGATAAACGTAGTTTCTGTTGAAATACGCTTATAACAGATGGTATTACCCAGCATGGTGATACCTGGTTTCGGCTTAATTGCCGCTAACCAGTCGCCCACATTAAATACCCAATCAACCACAAACGAATACGGTATCAATTCCCAAGCTAAGCCTGGGAGGCTACCAAGATCTAGATTAAGGCGTCTCTCATACAAATGGTTTGTGAAATAAACATGTGACGATACGGTATATTTTACTTCCGTAGATCGCTGATGTTTTGCATACCAGTTTGAGAAGGCCCCAATATAGGTCGCTTCGTTTGTAACGGACCTTGAATCCAAGATCCATTCTCGATGTTTCGTGCTTTTCAATAACGGACTCTTATTCGTGAATCTGTTATCGTAAGTATCTATAATGGCGCAAATATCCGATACTAAGGGCAAAACCCCATATCGGTACTCGAGCCATTTCGAAGCTAGATACTTAACACGTAACTTGACAGTCGCCGGTCCACCCTGATGGAATTTCCTCCAGAGTTTAAGGAAGCCTGTCATAGGGGAGGTTAACAACTGCAGAGTTTGTCCTGCCTCTGCGATCATTAATGCCACATCCGCTTCCGCTGCAGCAACTTTTGCAGCAGCGCTCGTGAGTACAGGTAACGCATAATTGTCATTCTGCGCTATCTGAGACAAGTCGATATTTGGTTTATAACTCCGTATTACGGACGCTATATGACCATCTACCAGAACTTGATCTACCCACGGACCTCCAAAAGGTTCTTTAAGCCAAATCGTGGCTTTAGATCCTTCTATATCGAAGGTTCGCAGATCAAAAGGGTTTACCGCAAACTTACCAGGACGAAAATTCTTCGTCCTATTGAAATAGACAGCCTTATTAGACATACCATAACCTGGTAGTGTATAAGTGGCTGCTTGTCCAGCGTAAATTGCTCCTGTTGGAGGCCATATTCTTTTGGAATAGACCGACAAGTCGGAACTTTGCTGGATAAATTTCTGTAAAGGTAAGATTACTGGTACACTCATTTTGTTCCCCATCGAAAGATGATTGTTTCCCGGCCCAG